AATGTACTTATCTTTAAACGGTGCTGTTTTATTAAATGCAGCTACTAGCTCTTCTACTGTATCATGAACATTATCTTGCTCAAGAAACCAACTATTAATACCAAGAGACTTACAAAGATTTTGTAAGAAAATCATAATAGATCTATCTCTTTGAATTTTAATTCCAGATTTGGTTTCACCATCTGCAAATGCATACTGAGATGCTTTTACTCTACCAATTTGACCAGCATAATGTCCAGCTTCAGGATTGTCTTTATCAATCAAGAAACCTTCAAAGCCCTCTATTGGTTCTGTTTCTACATTCATTATTAAATGCACAGCACCTGGTATAAACTGATAATCTTCAAGCTGAATACCATTCAGTTTCAATAAATGATTACCTGGTGCAATTGTTTTTGCTAATCCTGAGCCACCTGTGCCCAAATCTGTTGTACTTAAACCCATTTTACTTTTTATTTAATTGTTATATAAAAACTTTATCCCAGTGAAAATCTAGTTCACCTTTTTCATTCATTTCTGTAACTACTATTTCTTCATTACGCAAGTGCTCTGGTCTTGCACCACAAGTAACTTCTTCATTAGTCTTAAAAGACAAAATGGTCTTGTTACCTTTTCGGTACATGTAACCAATAGCATCAGCATTTGCACAGATTAGAGATTTAATTTTACCTGTCAAATCAATGTTTGCAGACATTACAAGCTCTCCTTTATCATCTACCTGTTTGTCTTTAATATGACCAGATAAAATAATAGTGGGCGCTAATGTATCAATAAAATCTAAAACTTGAAAAAATGCTTGCCTGATATATAAATATCCAGCACCATTAGGTAATGTAGTTACATTATCTCCATCATAGTTCTTACCCATTGGAGTCTGTCTGTACAATTTAATTGCAAGAGGTTGTATCATTTCCTCTAATACAGTTACAGTATCTACAGTAATAAACTTATAAGGTTTACCAGCTTCTTTGATAGCTTTACCAGTGTCTAGTAACTCTTGTAGATTACTAATTTTAACTTTTAGTGCATCTACATAGTCACTACCATTTTCAAGATCAAGAATTAAATTGTCATCTAAACCAGCATACGCAGTTGTTTTACCTGTCTTTGGCTTAGAATAAATTACAATTCTCTTAGGATTCTGTCTCTCAGCTTTGACTTTCTTAGTCGGAAGTACTATACTCATATCTCACTTTTTGTGTGTTTAACAAGTTCATTCAGCCATGCTCTATTGCTTACTGGCTTCATTAGCATAATTGCTGCTAAGTCTCTGATAGTAATTTCTGACAAAGGAGAATCCTCATCATTACCTAATTCTAAACTTGTTTCAAGTTTTGATTTAGAAGGAAATTCTTCTTCAAAGTCTGGAAATACAGATAACTTATTCTGAACTTTTGGAGCTTCAGCTTTTCTTTTCTCATACAGATTGTAAGTAATCTCACTACCATCAGACATTACAGCTGTTAATTCACTTACAGGAACTGTATAAGATAAATACGGTTCTCCTGTGGCTGTAAAGCTTTCTTTAGTTTCATACTCTTCCTTAAAATAAGGATTGTACTTGTACTTGAATAACTGTCTGTCTTCATTCATAGGAACTATTTCCTTTGTACCATTAACATCTACATTATCATAGAACTCTATATAAAGATCTTCACCTTTAGCAAGTTCTCTCTCAAAGAATAATGTTTGTCTACCAAACTTACCTTTTTGAAAAAATGCAGTCTTAATCATAAATGTTGGATCAGCAATTCCTAGTTTTTTAAAGGTTCCCATGTGCTGCACAAAGAAATCTTTTTCTTTTTCTTTTCTACTCATACGTTAAATTTTAATTTTTGCGCCTGCTTGTGCTGGAGGATCAATTTCTATAATTCTCATAGTGTCACGGTCTAGTTTAAAGAAACTTATTCTTGTTGTTCCATTTCTAGATTTCAAAAAGTGAAATACTAAAATGTCTTCATCATGAATAATAAACTTCTCAGGACCATAATGCCTAATCTTTCTTATAGAAGGTTTGTTTATACCCATAACAACATCAGCATGCTGTAATAAAGCATCAGAACCATATATATCAGAATCTAACACATAATTACCGTACTCACCATCTCTAGATCTATCTGGAGCATCTATGTTTCTATTTAACTGGCTCAGTACAAGAAAAGCAATCGGATAATGTTTTTTCATATAAGTGAGTGCTTCACCTAATTGACCTAACATATCAAACTTATCTTTCTGTCCTTTACCAATTCTAAATAATGCAGAGTGATCTATTGTAATTAGCATATTTGTATACTTACCATTTTTTTTGTGTTTCTCCATATGATAATGGATTGTGGCACACATCTCATCTATTGTACATGCATCATAAATTACATCCACAAAATCGGTATTTTGTGTTTTATCATAGTACTCTACACATTTTTGAAACAACTTTTTGTCCACCAATTGGTTCTTACTCATTAATGTGTTGTAATCAGCTCCTGTAATCAGACTAAATTTTCTAATTCCACTGGTTTCATCAACCATCTCCATTTGAAACTTAAGTATTCTGTACTCTTGATCAGTATTAAGCGCAATAACATCACTTATTAACTGCTCCATGAATAAAGTTTTACCAGTTCCTGGTCTAGCACCTACTACAGTGATAGTTCTCCATTCTAATCCATCACAAAAGGCATCATTAAATTTTGGCCAAGAGCTTTTGAGTACTTTTAACTCACCAGTTCTCTTTGCTTTCATCTTTAAGAGACCTTTCTTTAAAGCATCTCTTTCACTTACCGGTAGTAAAGGTCTTGCTCCATTAAATAATTCTGCCATTTTATTCTTGGTTTATGTGATTAAAACTTTCTTTACCAATATTGTACAGTTCATGAAATATTGAAATAATTATTTCAATCAATAAGAATTGCCATATAGACATGCTTATGATAAATGAGTTAATTATGTAATATCCAAGGAGACTGCCAAGTATAGCAAGAAAGAGTAATTTTACTCTTATCATACAATTCTTTCCTTAAAATGTACCTGATGATCTTCAGGACTTGATGTGATAATCTCACAGTAATTTGCTAAATCAGACTCAAAGCTTTTATCATTGTTTTGCTTTCTCAGAAAATATTGTGCTGTTCTCATATATTCAAAATTTCTAACTTCATATTCTTCAACATATTTTTCAGTAGCTTTTAATATTGTATCCCATTCATAATCATAACTTTCAAAAAACCATCTAAAAGCAGCTTCTAAATTCTTTGGTGTTGTCTTTGCATATTTACCAGAAGGTAGTCTTTTGTTTGGAAACACATTGACATACTCTTCTATCTTTCTTAGAAAGTCATCACCCATTAAAACTTTAGAAGATTTCTTCTTACTTTTCTTAAAGTAACCGTTGATTTCTTCAATAAATATAAGACTTTTACTTGTTAAACGCAAATCTTCAGTTAACCAATTATCTACTTGCAATTTCTTACATTCTAGACTAGAATTTACAAAACTATTAGGTACAATTTTCTCTCTTATACAGTTTAAAACATAATAAGCATTCGGAGTTATGTTCTCATCTGAGAATCTTTTGAATATCTCTGTCATTACCAAATAATTTCTTGATTGTAATTCTTTTTAAGTAACCCGTTTACTTCTACAAATACATTTTTACTATCCCAGACTGATCCGTTATAAGCTGCACTTGCAGGATGAGAAACAAAAAACTTGTAGTTATTGTCATTTATCAAGTCCGACCACTCTTTAGCTTGTTTACCCATGTAAACATAAACTAGTCCGTTGACATGATTGGATAAATAATCAAACAAATATGCTAAAAATGTTTTCCAAATGGAATAATGTTGACCAATTTTATTTACTTCAGTAGTTAAAGCAGTGTTTAACATTAGTATACCTTGATTTGACCATCTAGCAAGATCAAGATTTTCACTGACTTTGCTGTTAGCATATACTGTTTTATCTACTTCTTTTAAAATAAATCTAAGACTTGGTTGTAACTGATTTGTTTTACTACAACTGAATGCAATACCATCAGCAACTCCAAACTGTGGATAAGGATCTTGACCTACAACAACTACTTTAAGTGAATCTAATGGACATTCTTCAAATGCTCTAAATATATCTTTAAGTGGTGGTGTAAATCTTTTACCTGAACTACTAAGGTTCCATAAACTGTTAAGTATACTTTCAAAATCAGAACTAAATATAAAAGATTTAAAAACTCTATCCCAACCACTTGGTTTTAACTTTTCAAACATTTTTTGTTTAATTTCCTCAACGTCAAAATTTTGTTTCATATATTTGTTTTTAAATAAGTTGTTATGGCAGTCAAAGTAAAAGAAATGAAAGATGATGCAATCATCAATGTACCAGTTAATAAAAGTTATTACCTAATGATGAAAGCTGCTTCTTTCTATTTATTTACTCATATGGGTAAAAACTCAGATCCTGATGCTTATCTAAAAGAAACTTTATCTAAAGAGTATAAAGATCTAGATGAGCTTCAAAGAGCTTTCTTTACAGTAGCATTATTTCTAGCTCAAGTAGAACAACAAACTACTACTGAAAATAAATTTGATGAAAAAGAAGTACTAGAACCTGGAGATGAAGGTTATGTAGAACCTACTCAAGGTTAACATTTAACTCTCTACCAATTTCTATACAAGCTTCAATAGCTAGTACTAACTCATCTTTACTACAGTCTTTAAAAGACTTGCATTCCTCCATACCGTCTACTATATAACAGAGTCCAGAATGTTTCTTTACAAGAGTCTTCATCTCTTCAAATGTATATCCAGACTCTTTAGCCAATGCTCTAATACAAGCATGTACTTTTGCAAGTTGTGCAAGACTATGATCAGCATCAGCAATATCTAAGTACATATCTATAATCTGACCGTCTTTAATCTTATCAATAAAGATTCCGTACTTAAGTTTAGCTTTGTTATCTATATAACCCAGCTTACCATTTTTCTTAACTAACTTTACCGTAACCATTTTCCTGTTAATTGTTTTAACATTTCAACACTCTGTCGGTCTCTTATTCTAGCACCAAGCCAGTCAAAGTTTTTGACTTCCCAAGTATTCTTTCTTACAGTATCACTGTCACTAGACACTAATACTAAATCATCCATTAGTTGTAACCTATAATAGTAATAGTCATAACCATTCTGACTTTCAGAATCCGGTACATCTACCTTTTGAAAACCAAGATTTATTAAATCTTCTTCTGTCATATAAGTGTTTATTTTAAGAACAGTTCAGGATTAAAAATATGAGTCAGATAATCTATATCACTATATTTTTCATTATCTGATTTATACAAACCTTTATCCTTTATTCTTTGATTTCTAAAATGTAAGATACTATATGCCATAAGATTAAAGTTATCTTCATCTTGACTAAGCATCATACCAAGCATGTTTTGCTTTTCATCTTCAGTTACATAACCTGTAGCTACAAGAAGATTAAGCTCTGCTAAAAACATAAATGGCTTAAACATGCCTTGCTTAGATCCATTTACATACATATACCACAAGTACCCTATGTTACCATCTTGCTGTACAGAAGAGTTGTGATGTTCATTACAAATTTCTTCAACCAGATTCTTTAGCTTTTTATCTTTTACTACAATCATAATCTTATTATTTATCTCTTTGTTTGTCTTCTTTGTAACTAATCCAAAATCCTATAGCTACAATAATGTTCATCCCAAAAGATGCAATTATCTCATATATGTCTTCATAAACATTTACAGATAGATGCACATGACCTACCATCCAGAATGGTATAGCCAAGTTTTGACTTATCCAAACAATCAGATATTTAAAAAAATGTACCATAAATCAAATACCTTAGCAAACCTAAAAGTCCAATTATAGCTAAAGAATTAATAATGAACCAATAGAAGTTCCATAAACCATCTTTAATCTCCTTCTTCATTATTTACAGTATTAGATTTCATATTAACTTTCTTAAGTTTTACTTTTAAAACTAAAATCTTATTCAGAAGTTTTAGTTTTCTTTCTTTCCTGCAGTTGTCTAAATTTTTCTTCATACTCTTTCCATTCTGCTGTTTCCATTTCTTTTTTAATCAAATACTCTGATAACTTAAAATCTTCTGGAACCTCATGGTTGTACTTCTCCATTATCTCCATGTAAAGGGCCTTCATATGTCCCATCTTCAAACCATTTTAAAATTAGTAACTCTTGTCCTTCTAAATCTTTTACACTATAAGTAGGCAATTCTGTTGGAGGATCACCTTCATGATAAGACTGATCCTTATGACCAAGAACAGGTATATATCTTTTCTCAGTAATTGTAAACTCTAGAAACAATACAGATGCATATTGTTGTGATATTTTAAATGCACTAACAATATCTGCAATTGTATGTCCAGCTTTTACACAAGCTCTTATCTTGTAGATCTTAGCAACAGAGAACTTACTATAGATGTTATCTAATGTCTTCTGTGTGTACATTGTCATCTTCTATGTCTAAATAACCTATTATTCCTCCTAAAGGAAATACTATTGCACCTACAATTCTTGTTGCCTCAGCTTTCAAAGGTGTATCAAAATCACATTTGGTTAGTTTATAGACATTCATAAACCAACCTACAATAATTAACAACCAGATGACAAAAGGCATCCATGCTCTTATTAATCTCATAATAAATTATTTTAGTTTAAACTTCCATTAGATCTACTTCTTCAACTTTTTCTTCCATAGCAGAAGCATTAGTAGAAATTGCAAATCTATGAGCATCATAGTACTCATATGGAAATGATTTTTTAGAAAGACTTACTTCCTTTAATTTATACCCAAGTTTACCAGCTTGTAGACCCATTTGAGCAACTTCTATTACAGTATATTGCTCATCTTTTTTAATCCACTCAAACTCTGGTATCTTAACCGGTCTATTTGAGTCATTAATGCATACTACTTTCATATATTTCTATTTCTGTTTTTACTTCTAATTCAGAAAAATCCTGTTGTAATTCAAAAATAGTATTAAAGGCACCAGACTTTACTGCACATTTACCATTATTATGAGCTATAAGTGCACACTGTTCTGCTTGGTGCGGTGTATGACTACAAAATCTAACTAAACAAGCCATGATATATTGGAAGTCATGTACATCATCATTGTACAAAACTAAGCTGTGTGTTTTGTTATCTTCCATATATACAATATAGTTAATTACACAGAGATATTAAAATCTCTCCAAATTATTTT